ACTCCTTGTTGAGTACCTATGTTATACCACTATTGTTTGTTATTGTCAACTAGCTTTGATATCTCTTGTATCTTCTCGTCTAGTTTGTGTAGGTCGGAATATAATTCTTTGCATATTGGATAATCTTTTTTCAACAGCTTTACTTTAAACTGAATCATATATTCATCACACTTTTTTAATTTTAATTGTATTTGTCTAGCTAATGTAATCATAAGGTCAGTATATAAAAAAACCCTGCGTATGTCAAACACACACAGGGCTTACTTTAACTTGAGGGAGATAAAGATTGTTTAACTATTCATCTATAAAAGATTTCTTAGCCATAGTTACTAATATTTTTGCAACTTTTTGAAGTTCATTTATATCACAATCATCAAGCATTTTATTTACTTCTGATCTGATAGTATCTAAATCCATATGTTTTAATGAATCTTGTAATCCATCAAGATGATCGTTAGCAACTTCATTAATTTTTCTATCAATAGCTTCCATATCTGACATATTAACTACCTCCTAACATTATTTCGTCAAATTGTTTTTTCATATGCTCTGAAATATAATCAAGCCCTTTGCTTTCTTTGTAGATATCTCTAGCTTTTTGTAGCTTGATACTATTTTGCTTGTCGTAGTTCCTAGCTTTGTTCTCTTGTTGAACAAGGTCTATTCCCCACCTAGTTTGATCTGTCATATTGTCCTTTCGGTTATATATTTATACATACTACAATAAAAAACCCCCTGCGTCAAGCTGACACAAGGGGTTTCAATGATGATCTTCTACCATTTCTTTTCCTTTTTATAAAAAGTTAGCAACGATTAACATTCCAATAGTTGCCCACAAAAATATAGCCACACTACCAGTCATAGTATTTTCTCCTTTCTTTGTAATAATAAAATCCTACGACTTTTTATTTGATATGTCAAGCGAATGATTGAATGAGTAATACCAATAGATATCCCCATATCACAATGTTAATTGAGCCTAGTATGTAGATCATTTTTTTATTTTTCTCGCTTTCATAAATGCTTTGTGTAGCTGTTCATTTTTAAATTCTTCTCTTTCAATTTGTCTTAACTTTATTATTGAAACTACAAAAAGAATTACACCAGATATAATTAGTAAAAAACCACCATATAAAAGAGTATTAATTGTCATATATATTTTTATTCATGGTTTTTAATTTATCTGTTGCTATTGGTACAACAGTTTCAATTTGTTTATCTGTTAAGGTTTTAACAACATCGCTTTCTATTGTTTTAATAACAAGATAATTACTAAATAATTTTAAAAAAATATCTAATCTTTTTAAAATTGCTTTTTCAAATGTAGTCATTTTTTTTACCTTATGTTAGTTAATGTTATAATATAACAATACAACCTATTGAGGTATGTGTCAAACGCATAGCTAGTAATTAAGGTATGCACTAGGCACATAATAGAATGATTCTAACTAACAACTGGGGTGCGACCAAAATATACAAGTTAGCAAAAAATAACTTAATCAAATCATTTGCAATAACTCTTAAAATGATTAGTATTCTTATTAATGATTAATTTAAAAATAAACAAAAGTTTATTGGTTAATCTAATAGGTAAATAAAATGAGTAAAAAAAATAAAACAATGTTAGATCAAGTTGAGGAAATTAAAGACAATGATTTAATGAATAACTTGAAATCTAATGAACAGTTAAAAAAGGCATTGATTAAAGCTAGAAATTTAAGCAGATCATTAAGAGATGATATTGTGCCAATGTTAGCAAAAGCAGTTCATGATGTAATGACTGAGATGTTGCAGAATAAAACTGAAATTGCAGATTGGAAAACAATGAAATTTTTAAGAGGTCATTGTTTTAATCAATCTGGTTATGATCGAAAAAAAGACCTTAATCAAAATTTTGAATTGTCTGTAACAATGGCAGTAAGATTAGCCATAATGACTTATGACAATTCAAGTGAATTTGAAATAACTGCTGACAATGAAATCATGGTTATGGACAAAGTAGTTACGCCATATATTGAGCAAAAGAAAAAAGGTCAAAAAGGTAGTATTAAAAAAGTTAAAAATACTAGCGAGGAATTAGTGCAAATTGTACCAAGTGCAATCAATACAATTTGGGCTACTAAATACCCTACAACCAAAAGACCTAATGCAAAACCAAAAGAAAATATTAGTGTTACTTTAAAAAGTGCATTGAAAGTTTTAGAGGATTTGCAAAATATTTGTGAAAGTAAAAACCCTCAAAAGATTGCTGAGAGAATTACTGATGAAGATGCAGGTGTTATTGGTAGTTATAGCTTAATTGATTTTGCAATGATTAGAAATACTTTTGCAAAATATGAAAGTGATATTAATGGTGATGTAAAAGAAATTAATGTTGCTTAGTTAAATCTCAATTCCTCTCAAGGGCTATTGGTTAAATACCAGTAGCCCTTTTTTTTTGTCCAAGTGATTTCCAAGCTAGCCCATAGTTACAAAATTTCAACCTACCTCAAGTGTCCTCAAGTGGTAACTAAAAAAATACTAGGTAAATTTTAGGGCAACCCCTGACTATACCTTTGGGCAACCCTTGTTTTTTTCTGCGACAACACTTGATTTACTTGTGGGCATGGCGAGGGTACGCCCCCCTACCTGTATAGGTATATATGCTATTACCAGAAAATCCCTGAAGTCCATGTAAACCACCTGGGGGCCATATTTTAGGGCTAAATATTCCGACAATATTCCCTGGAATATCCCTAGGGGGTATGTATAATTAGGTCTAGTATAGATGTTAGGCCCCCCTGGTGGTACCTAATAACATTATACACCCTGTTATCAATTTTGTCTAGTACCATTTTGTCACATATGAATAAAATTAAAAAAAATACTTGACAAAATTGCATATAAGCACTATAATAGAAAGATATATTATTCAAAGGACACACATACACGCATATAACACTAAGTTAATAAGGGTCATCACGGATAATATATACAAATTATGCTAGATCTAGACATAAACAAAGTAAAACAACTTCCTTTTAAGGAAATAATGGAGATAGTTAACGCAAATAATGGATTCTTCTATAACAAAGACTCAAAAAAGAAACTTAACAGATATGCAAGAGAGGTTTCTGGACGCATTGTATGGCGAAGCGAGAGGAAACCCACGAGAAGCCGCAAGAATAGCAGGGTACTCGGAGCATAGCTATCCCAAAGTTGTACGAAATTTAAAAAAAGAGATTACAGAATTGGCAGAGACTCACCTATCCACACACTCTGCCAAGGCAGCTACGCGTTTAACAGACCTACTAGACGAAGACGGGACCACACCACACTCTAATATTCGTCTAGCAGCTGCCAACTCAGTTTTAGATAGGGTGGGAATCTCAAAGAAAGACCAATTAGATATAAATATGAAAGCTATGCATGGAATATTTATATTACCACCAAAAGATGCCCCTAAAAAGGACACTGATTGAAATATAACTTTATTGAAGAGTACAGTATAGATAAAGATCTTTGTAAAAGGTTAATAGAATTTTTTAAATCTGTACCTATGGGTACAAATACACCTTACTATAGAAAATTACAAGGTCAAGTTGGTTCTAATCAAGTAATTAAATCTATAAAAGATTCAACTGATTTAACATTTTCTAATAAGTTAATACTTAGAATAGGTGATATAAATATATTACCACAAAATGCAGCTGCATCTAAAGCTATTAATGATTATGTAAAAGCATTAACAGCTTGTATGATTAAGTTTAAAGTTAAGTATCCATATTGTATACCAGATGGATCTGAAGTTAAATTAATTGAAGATATATCTTTACAACATTATAAACCTAAAGGTGGATACCATAGATATCATTTTGAAAGGTCAGCTGATTTTAAACCTATATCAACTAGACACTTAGTATTTATGACATATCTTAATACAGTAACAGATAAAGGTGGAACAGAATTTTATCATCAAGAAATGACGACTGATGCTGTAGAAGGTAATACAGTTATATGGTCATCAGATTGGACACATACTCATAGAGGTGTTCCATCTCCTACGCAAGATAAATATATAATTACAGGTTGGTATAATTTAGTAACATAATGGAATCTATAAAAATAAAAAGAAAAGCTAGAACTATACCTTTTGGATTTAAACAATCTGAAGATCCAAATTATTTAGAACCAATTAGAGAAGAATTAGATGCTCTTAGACAAGCAAAAGAATATTCAAAAACTTGTTCATTAAGAGAGACCGCCCAATGGCTACATAGAAAAACAGGAAGATACATATCACATGTCGGACTTAAAAAAAGACTCGAACGAAATAGCACCA